ACCAATTATAACACTTGTGCCGGACCTGATCAAACTTGTTGAGAATGTAGAGCAAACTCTTTACGATTTCAATGATCCTCCCGTCATATTCCAGCGGGGCGGAACTTTGTGCCGCATAAAAATGGTTGATCTGGATCAATACAAAATTGAAGATTACACCGACCATGCTATGAGGAACGAGATGAGCCGGGCGGCAAAATATCAACGAATAAAAATAATAAATGATGAAGAAGTTCCTACCTTATGCCATCCACCACTCGACATATCCAAAGCTTTGCTGGCGTTGGGGTCTTGGAAGGTGCCTGTTGTTCGGGGATTGATCAGTGCGCCGGTGGTCCGCGAGGACGGTAGTATTCTGTGCTCGATTGGATATGATGATGAGACGTGCCTTTATTATTCACCATCCGAAAAATTGCTTATACCGGAGATACCGGAGTATCCAAGCCAAGAAGACGCAAAACGCGCTGCGAATTTCTTCATGGATGAAGTTCTGGGCGATTTCCCGTTTTTAGATCATACGGCGAAAACCAACGCGATGGCGGCATTTCTTACCACGATAGTGCGGCCCATGATAAGAGGGCAGGTACCAATCGCGTTGATAGATAAACCAGCGCCCGGAACAGGTGCTACCAAAATTCTTGAACTCATATCTATCATAGCAACTGGAAAAACAATGGCCGCACTTAGCCCACCAGAAAACGAGGACGAGTGGCGCAAACTAATAACAGGCTTGCTACGCGACGGCACCCATATAATTTGCATAGATAATATCGACTCGGATCTCAACGCCAGCACACTATCAAGGGCTCTGACATCATCAATCTGGAAAGATCGGACCCTGGGAAAAACAGATGCCATAGAGTATCCTCAACGCGCTTGTTGGTATGCTACCGGAAACAGTATCGTGCTTGGTGGAGATCTTCCTCGTCGGTCATACCTCATCCAAATGGATGCTAAGATGGCCCGACCATGGGAAAGGGATACGGCCAAATTCAGGCACCCGGAACTCAATGCATGGGCTGAAGAGCATCGTGGCGAACTGCTGGCATCACTGCTTACCATGGCCCGAGCATGGGCTATAGCTGGTCGTCCCGGTGGGTGCAAGCTGGTCATCGGTGGCTTCGAAGATTGGGTACAGGTGGTAGGTGGTATCCTGGATTTCGCGGGCGTGACGGGATTTCTGGGCAATCTATCTAAACTGTACGAGGACATGGATAGTTCCAGTGATGAATGGCAAAGTTTTTTTGATGCATGGCACGCAGAACACGGGGAACATGAGATGTTGGCATCTGACATTGTCACGGACATCGAGAATCCTTATTCTGCGATAGGCAAGAACGCCACCACCGAAATAGCGCAAAAAATTAAGTTCCGTGCTCCCGGCAATGCCAAAATATTATCAAAGATTCTGAGGAAAAGGCTAAACGTCATATATCCAAACGGTCTGAAATTGGAACAAAGCGAGGATAAACATAATAAAGTCAAACGTTGGAAAGTTGTAGAAGCAAAAAATTCAACTCTTTAGATTTTTTTTTTCTTTTTGTGTCGTAAAAACCATATACCCGCAAATGCGTCTGCTGCTATCTGCGGGTATACAACCGACATCAGTAGAACCACAAAATTCAATTTGCGGGTATTCGATATGCCCAATACCCGCAAAATTAACAATTGTTACCCGCACTCTATTAGTTATTATATTACTATACTTATTTTTTATTGATATTGATTTCTTCTCTAAAACAGAGAAATGTAAATATATAGAATAAAGAATTGCGGGTATTGGAGTGTGTTTTCCCTGGTCGCCAGATAAAAGAAGGTAGAATAATTATAGGAGCTATGGAGGTCAAAACAATACCCGCAGTTACCCGATATCGATTTCTTGCGGGTATGCGGGTATTGGCCTTCATCAACAACTATTTATACGTAGAGTACCATAGGACAATCTATGATAGAGAAGCCTATTAGACCACTCATCGAGCAAGGAAGCAGCTTGACTCTGACCCTGCCCAAAGAGTGGACCACCAAACACGGGCTGCATAAAGGGCAGTACGTGCAAATCGATGAAGACGGCGATGCCCTCCGGGTGTTGCCCTGGAAGGAGGATTAAAATATGTCAACCCTTAAAGAAACCGAAGCCCGAAGGAAACTGATAGAGGAATCGATGGTAGACATGTATCCAGAGGAGGATGAGTAGAATGGCCGCCAGAACCATCTCAATGGACGAGCTAGGCGCAGCCGTCAAAGAGTACGCAGCCCGCCACGAGCTGACCGTATCCAGCAACGAGAAAGGCTTCTGTCTGATGCCCGGAGATGTGGTCATCACCCTCCTGGATGGGAAGCCCTCCTGCTCCAATGCGGAGATCCTGGATTCTCTGATCGAGATCCTGATGGACTTAGCCGAGGAGCCCGCTAGAGCCCCACAGAAGCCCAATCTCCCTGCCAGACCTGCGAACACCAAGGCCAACGGCAGATCTTCGAATGGTGGGCCTCTAGCGAAGGCGCGTCTAGCCGTCAGGGATCTCCAGGTGGCCGAACTGACCTTCGATGACATAAGGCAGTTCCTTTGCCCAGCGGCATCTGACAAAGATACCTTCATGTTCCTGAAACTTTGCCAGGCCCGTAACCTCAACCCATTCTGCAATGAGGCATTCCTGATTCCTTACAAGGATCAGAAGACCCAAGAGATCAAGTGCTCAATGGTCGTGGGAAAAGAGGCTTTCATGCGGAAGGCAGAGGCCAACCCACAATACAGGGGGTTCAAGGCAGGCATCATCGTTTCCAAGGGCGAGGAGCTGATCTATCGGGAAGGGACTTTCCAAAGGAAAGGCGAGGTCTTGGAGGGCGGCTGGTGCGAGGTTTATCGGGCCGATAGAGATCAGCCCATCCGATCCGAGGTAAGCCTGGTTGAGTATGATCAGGGGCATGGACTTTGGAATCATGGAAAGAAAGCAACGATGATCCGCAAGGTAGCGATTGTTCAATGTCACCGGGAAAGCTTCCCCTCCGATCTATCAGGTTGCTACGACAGTTCTGAAATGGGCGTCGATCCGTCTAAAGAAATTGCGGCGGATTAGACACCACAATCCTTTTATGCAAACAATGTATTGGTAAAATACTATGACGAAGGTGTGTCGTGGTTGTGGCGCAATAAAACCACTCGATGGATTTCATATAGACAGGAACAATAAAAAGGATGGGCACAAAAATTTCTGCATAACGTGCGTGGCAGAAAGAAGGAAAACACCGATGTCAAAAGTAACTAACGAAAAACTGGTGTGTTCTCGATGCAAACGTATTAAACCACGTTCTGAGTTTTCGTCATTGAGTCGGGCTGTAAGCGGAGTACAAGATTGGTGCAGACAATGCATGAAAGAATATCACGCCGAATATGCACAAAACAATAAAGAAAAACTTAGGAACGACGCGTTTGAATGGTATAACAAAAGCCCTCGTGGTTGGGCGTCAGGAGCACTTCGATCCCACAAAAGGAAAGGGCATAAAATCAATATTACAATAGAAGAACTTTATAAATATTCCCTAGATAAAAAGTTCTGCCCGATATGCGGAAAAGAACTTTCTTGGGGTGGGAAAAACGGAAGAATCCGAAGCCATAGCCCCTCATTGGATAGAATAAATAACGAATCCGAACTTAATATGAACAATGTTTGGATAATTTGCGCAAGATGTAATGCGGCAAAAGGTGATCTTACAATGAAAGGATTCATTGATTATTGTAAATTGGTGGTAAAGCGATCTGAATTGGCACTTGATCCAGAGAAGGAGGTTGAATGATCCATCTCTCAATAGACTCCAACGAAGCCATGCGCCCGCGTGCTGATCTCATCCGGAAGGCGATTGACACCGACGACCATTTCGAGGAATCCCCTGGTGAGACACCATTCGATCTCAGATTTGAGCGAACGGACACATGCGAAAATTTTGAAAAGGTAGTGGGATGCGAACCTGAAAGACTTTATCCGGAAGACGCAGAGTGGTAGGAGCCCCTGGGACACCATGCCGGCAGTGATGATCCGAAAAGTTCCCTTGGTGCAAAGTCTTCGCGAAGCGTTTCCAAATGATCTGGCTGGCTGCTATGATCGGGCTGAGATGGACCAAGCGATAGACGCGGAATATGAGGTGCAGGGATGAAGCGACTCCGAGCATTCCCGATCACCTTTTTGGCGAGCAAGTTCGCCTATATGCAGAAAATGAAGCCTTGCTCGGCAGCCGAGAATCGATCGAGAGTATATCTACTTCCCAGGAGGTTGATGTCAACTACCCACGACTGAAGTCATGGGCTTGTAACTCCGATGATGTTGGGCTACATTTGGCCGGTTGACTCTTGGATTGGCGTATCCTCACAGAACGCCTCTTTCGAGGTCAGTCCTGGCGACCTACTCCGGAAAGTGCCGTCACATGCCACCCACTCAGGCCAGGGATCGCTCCCACCATGCCCTCCGAAGCGATTTGCACTCAGAACATGCAGAACTTGAAGCCGTGTTTCTCCGGTATATCGGAGTGCCCTGACCTCTGTGAGAGGTGCCTGCAAGGAGCTTGATGTAGCTCTTGAGTAATCTATATATAGCACATAGGTACTATATAAGACTTATGCCAAAAAAGGACATCGCTGTAATCCAGCTAAGGACGAGTACAAGGGAACGGCTTAAGCAAATTGGCAAGAAAGGAGAAAGTTATGATGCAATCATTAATCGGATATTGGACGAAAGAGACCGCAGCGGGGCACGCTCCTCCAAGGACTGAAGTCCTTGGTTTCCGCTACCCCTGCACCCCGAGGTTGATATGAAGCCCTCTTCCATCCTCGTCTCCCTCTCAGGCAATGAGGCTATGCGCCCCAGGGCAGCGAAGATCGAGCAGGCGGTCGAGGCCGATGATCGCTTCTCCCTGGGAAATCCCCGGGAGCTGCCTTTCGACCTGCGATTCCGGCTGGAGACGGAATGCCAGCAGTGTCATGGCCAGCCGCTGCCAGAAGAGCCGTATTTCTCCGAAGAAGATCCGGAAGAGATAGCTGGATGGAGCCGGCCAATTTGCGGCCATTGCATAGGCCATGTGGGCCTCATCCGGAAGGATTTCCATGTCGAGCTGAAGGACTTCTCCGAGGAGAACGGCAGCGACTATCTCAGCTCCATCCTTTCCGGGCACCTATATGAGCAGATATTGGCTGCTAGGGAGCGCCAAGAGCCCGTAGCCGTCGTTGTGATGGGAGATGACAACGATGTAGGGGCAGCCATCCGAAAGGCCGCCAGTCGCGGCCAGGGGGGGCACAGAGTCGATCCAGAAAAGCTGATGGAGTACTACCGGATGGTCGAGGGATTTGAGGCGAATTGCATAGCTCTTAGAGTCCCTGTCTGGAGACTCAAGACTGATCCCTACAAGCGGCTTCTTCTCAGAGTCAGAAAGATCCTACAGGGCGGCGATCTGACGGGCTTTGCTCCGGCTCCTGCCGAAGGAGAGAGGCAGGCTGTAGGCCTCAGCATCCTGGCAGGAAGGGGGATAGGGCCGACGAAGGCGAGAGCGATTCTGGAGAAATTCATGATTTGCCTGTTGCCGAAAAGAGATGATAATTTTCTGGTAGATTGCGCCGGCATCGGTGAGAAGCTTGCCATGCAGTTATTCCACTCCAAGACAATATCTGTGGATTGTTGCCACGTCTGCAGGCCTCCGAAGCCGAAGAAGAGTCGGGCGAAGGCTGCTAGGCCGGTGGAGGTGTTGGAATGATCTCTATGGATGATATTTTTTCAGCATATGCGAATTTGATCGAATACGAAAGGAAATTGTATGAGGTTACTGAGAACGAAATTCAGGCCTTAATTTTGTTCGAATCAGTCAAATTTCTCGTATCGCAAAAGAGCCCTGGAAGAAGTCCAAAATCCGATCCAGAGTATCAACTTCGTGAAGCCGAGTTGAATAGGGCACAAGCTGAGAAAAGGTTAGCCGTGCACTTGCACCGCGTTGCGAAGTTGGAAGTTCAGAAATATAGCGATATCGTGAGACTGTTGGAAGCAGATGAAAGCGGCATCGATGAGGTAGATTCCCATCCTTACGATCAGGCCGATTTAGTAGCCCGAAATTTTCGATCTAGACAAAAGGGCGAGGCGGTCCGATGATCGCTGCCCGAATGCTCACAGTTGAGGAGGTGCTAGGATGAGTTGCAGGCATCAAGATCCAATGGGCGATTGTAGGATTTGCGGAGGAGAGGGATGTCTAGCAGAAAAGCTCGGGGGATGTCAAGAAGGCTGTGATGTTTACGAGCCATACATCGGAGAAGAGGTGGACGAATGAAGCCTGAAACTTTGCGGAGGGCCATTTCGGAAGCCAGACGCTTCATAGAGTTGGCTGAGGCCGTACCGATCACGAGCTATCCAGCCGAATATCAGGTTAGATCAATTGGCTATGATGTCATGGAAACGGGCAAAGCATCCGGGGCAGCGAAGCGAGCAAGCATGGACTTAACACGAGTACTTGCGGATCTGAGGCAGGGAAGATGAAGCCTGTAACCGCTGTAATCGAGCTGGATGTGTCTGCTTACGGCACCGTCCAGGCCGAGAAGCTACTAAGGATCTTCGATGAGTTCTTCCGAAAGTGTACCACATTCAAGGGCGACATGAGGGGATATCTGGTGTACGAGGACGAAGAGGTGCCGGAATGACTCTCATCTCCTGCCGCTGGATGCGGCTCGATACCAACGCCGCATCCGTGCTCTGCACTTACGATGATGAGCGGGGATGCGGAGAATGTGTTGAGAAGTGGAAAAACGATGCCTGCCCATGCGCCGATGAGGTGATCGATTGAGTCAGGCCACAGTTCTCACATGGCTCAAGGCTCATCCAGGCTGGCACGACACGGCAGCAATATCGGATGCGGTGGGCCTTGCATACAAAAACGCACAACGGGCGTTGGCCTTGTGCGCCTCCTGGCACGAAGTTGAGTCCAGGACGATTGGGCCTAGAAAGCAGTGGAGGGCGGAATGAGAGGCGACGGACCAAAGAAGTTCATGGCCCGGATGGTCGGGAATGGCCTGAAGCCCGCCTGGCTCCTGTCCCTCCGCACCAAGCCCCGGCCAGCGAGTGACTGTGGCATCAAAGGCGGGAAACTCAGTGGTGCTATGAAGGAATTGAAACAGTGGAGCATAATCAAGTCAGTCGGACGGGCGAGCGATGGGGCCGCTATCTGGGGGCCGGGTCATACATATGATCAGGCTGCGGCGATTGTATCAGAGATCGAGCAGCGTGTGGAGGCATAGGTATGAAGGACATCCTGAAGCCGAGGGGCCGATTGGCCCACAGTACCGAGAATCGGGTAGGCCAGGCCTGGAAGGCTGGTAGCGTGCAGGTGATGGGTGAAGACATCTTCGGGAACGTGCGAATGTTCGACCTTCCAGCCGGGCACTTCCAATGCAAGTACTGTCTGCATGTGCAGAAAATTGTGAGAGTGGATGAAAGGGGCTTCGCCGCATGCGAAAGCTGCGGCACAATTTACAATGATGGGAACCCAGTGGGCGAGAAAATGAGCAACCGGGAACGGAAGAGACAGTTAGAAAAACTTAAATACGATAGCAGGCATATAACATGGTAGCGCGGGCGAATCTGCGCTATATGCCTATTCTATCGATCTTCTATGCTTACTTTTACTTGTCCTTCCTGCGGCTGCTGTAATCGTTGGGAGGATGTGCTGCTGAAGGGCGACCTCATTGACTGCATGCGGTGCGGCGAGAAGCTGCAAGTGTTGCATGTCAGCCACCGGACCGGAAATGTCCGAGTCCAAAAAGTCCAATGATACCCTATACACCGGCTGCCCAACCAATGAGCGGATCTGGAACATCTGCCGCGAGATGGGCAGCCTGATAATCATGATCATCTCGTCGGCTTCGACGATATGATAATCGGCGATGATAAGAGGGCGTGAGCGGCCAACCGGGCACGGTGAAGCTGGGCGCGCCTGAATTGAGCCTCTGCTCCTCCGGGCCTCGCGGGCATCGTACGCACTCTTCCTGATGGACCTCAGTCGAGTGGAGGAGCATCGCAGTCATCCTATGCTGGATGCGTCAGACCAATGGGCCGGTAGCCATCCCGGCCACCCTCCAAACCACCGCGAAAATATGCGACGTTTCGGGGCAATTTTGAGAATCCCTGCACAAATTCGGAGAAGTCCTGAGAAACCGCGTTCGCTGATATTTATATTCTTGAAGCGTTTAGAATTCGCCAAATCGACGATCTCCTGTTGATCCTTACATCAATATCTCTCCCTTGTAGAATTGACGTTAATAAAATCTCTGCTGATAACGTTTTCAATATTATAGTAATTGTTTCCATAAATATAGCAAAACTCGCCTTCTGCGGATATCGATTATTCTCAAGCGATTTGATGTTTTGATATCCACAAGTCAAAGAGCCACGCCTCACAAAATCAAAAGCAGCAGAACACCAAAACACATATATACCCATACAGCATAGTATAGTATGTCAAAGTGTGAGGTGTGAAAATGCCAAAAATTGTAAGAGAAACCAGCAAGCTTGAAACCGGGGATTACGGCTACGGTGCCGTAATCATGGCTAATAAAGCGGATGAGATCGCAGATAGCTACCTCCTGGCCCTTCTGGAATGGGCTAAGAACGTTTGGGACTGGGAAGCAGTTGTTACTGTCGCCGAGAATCGAGGCGAGAGCCTAGAGTTAGTTGGCGATCATCCAGAGCTTATCTGCTACAATCTCAGTAAAGACGATCTGGTCGGCCTCTTCGGTGGCAAATACGGCGGGTCGCCCGGCCCCATCCCAGGATTCTTAGACTTGGCATATCGCAAAGAATATGCTACTGATGCGATATCTGATGAGTGGGCTGATATCATAGCCTATTGCTACATCCCGGTTGGCCGCTTCTCCGATGAGGTTCTCGCAGAGCTACGAGGCGAAGATCTTGGTGAGGGGGTGGCCTGAGTGGCCCACCAATGCAAAGCTAAGAAATCCGCCTGGGACAAAATTGCCAATAAGCCGCCCCTGTATGCCCATGAGTTCAATGGGCAGGTCCACTATGTGACGATCCCGGAGGCCTGAGATGGCCCGCCTCTCAATTTCTTTGCCAGACGAGCTACAAAAGCGGCTCCAGAAGTATGTGGTGGATAAGAAAGGCTCCTTCAGGGCGCAATCTGAGGTCATCCAGGAGTTCATAGAGGCAGGGCTGAGGGGGGCTGGATACTGATGATCCAGACATCGTACTATTCCAATCCTCTCCTGAAAGGCAGGGAAGCCGAGTGCGTGGCCATCAGCAGGGGCCTGCCGATGTACACCAGGAAGGACACATATTCCAGGCGCCTAGATCTCGCGCCCACAAAAGAGATCATGCATATCGAGGACGAAGCCCGCTATCGCGAGCGGTATTTCGCAGAGATCCTGTCGAAGCTCGATCCGGCTAAAGTGGCCGCCGAGCTGGATGGCAAGATCCTGCTCTGCTTCGAAAAGCCAAACGGTGAGTTCTGCCATCGTCGGATGGTGGCCGAGTGGCTACATGACGCCCTGGGGATTGAGGTTCCAGAAGCGCCGTATCTCGCGTCGAAGCCGAAGCGCGCCGCCAAACCGAAGCGGGACGTGCGGACGCTCGCCGCAACGCTGGGTATGCAAATGGTGCTCCCAGCATAAACTTTTATTTCTCTTTTATAGTGTTGCGCAAGTGTGGTATAGTGGTTATTACCCTTGCCTACCAGGCGAGAAACATCGGTTCGAATCCGGTCGCTTGCATTATGAATGAGGACATGGCAGGATTGGCCGAAATGCTTCGAAATATCGGATGCAAGGAAGCGCATATAGTGTTACTGGATGGCAGAACATATGATTGTGGACCCGATAACCAAGTATTTGAAGGGCATAATCTCGGCCATCCTTGAAACGCAGGACCGATCACTGCCGGTTTATGTGGCGGGATCTGGGCTTTTCACCATCGAGCGCATTGCATCAAGATTAGGATTCAAGGAGATTCATAGCAGCGACTTTTCGCTACCTGGATGCATATTAGGAAATATGCTATCCGGGAACGAGATTGAAATAAACTTCACGGAGGAGCGGTTCATCTGGGCCAACGAGCACTGCGAAACCATGCAGGGCAAGTTCGCAACTTCGATCATCCTGGCTAACATGATGTCATTTGCTGCCGAAAAGACGCAGCGAGATAAGGCTGTGTTGGCTCAGTACGAAAAGAATTTCCCGAAGCTTCATGCAAAGCTCCTGGCGTTCGTAAAAGATAACTATGCAGGCATAACACTGTCAAGCTTTCAGCCCATCGACCCCATATCTTTCATATCTGGAGTTCCGGACGATGCTCTGCTCATCGTGCCTCCTGGTATATCTGATTTCTACGGATCTACCAACGTGCGGCTCAATGATATATGTGCATGGGCAGCACCGGACCGGATACCACTGAATAAAAATCTGGAGTCGGCATTAAGCGAGATCCAGAAAAAGAAGTTCTGGATTCTAGCTACTGGGATGGAATTCGACGATCTGGAGCCAAAGTCAATCATAAAACCAAACACGAGCGCAGCGCCAATAAATGTCTACTATCCGGACGGTGATGCGTATCTGGCAACTCCACAGATCAAGATAGAGCCGGTTGGTATATCGCCGATCGCTGGAGAAATGGATGGCGATCTATCTTTCCGGAAGGTCAACGCAAAGCAAATAGACTTTTTGCGGGCCGAATACCTCAGGCCAACAATCAAGCCCTCGCCATGCGAACTCAATTTCGTGGTGCTCGTGGGTAATGAACTCATCGGAGCGGTTGGCTTCTCAACAACAATGTTGGGGCGCTCATGGGACGGCAAATATCTCGCAGATGCCTTCATGATGGTGGATTTCGCAGTAAGGCCTACCATCTACAAGCGGCTATCGAAGCTCATGCTGGTAGCAGCACTCTCAACTGAGATGAAAACCGCCCTTGAAGAGAAGTATGTGCGGCAGATCTACAGGATAGGTACTACAGTTTTTCCTGAGCACGAGACCTCGATGAAGTACCGGGGCTTGTTTGAGATCGTTAGGACGCGGGACGACGGGTCGCTTTTTTATGGGGCAGATGCAGGTAGATGGACACTGAAGGAAGGCTTCGAATGGTGGAAGAAGAAGCACGGCGAAAAGAAGAGCTGAATGCGTCGCTTGCCAAGATAAACGAGTTCTGGGTGGACAAGCCCTACAAGCTCGTCTTTGCTACAAAAGATGAACTGGTGTTCCTGGAAAAGAACGCTCGGTTCATGACAAATTCCACGTTCGGCAAGCTCGTTAGCAACATCAAGAAGGATAAGCAGCTCGCATCGGTCCCTCTGTGCTACAGGCAGCAAGATAGCAAGTATTTGGTGCTGTCTGGAAATCACAGGCTACAGGCCGCCATTGCTGCTGGTGAATCGATATTTCTCATATTCTATATCGAGAGAGAGCTAACACGCCAAGAGGCTGTATCAATCCAGCTCTCGCACAATTCGCTTGAAGGCGAAGACGACAAGGACATATTGCGGGATCTTTGGAATGAGATAAATGATGTGTCTTTGAAAGCCTACTCTGGCCTGGATGACATTGACCTGGGCGAGATGCCAACGCTGGATCTTTCCGCTATGCATGTACCTGGTCTGGAGTTCAAGTCGATAACTTTCGTTTTCCTACCAGAGGAGCGAGAGCGGCTTCTCAAATGCATGGATGACGCTCTGAAAACCATATCTGCAAAAGAACTAATCATCTTGCGGGAAACCGAATTCGAGCGCGTGATAAAGGGCATGTCGAAGGTCGAAGCTGCGTATAACGTATTTGCTCCCAGTCTGGCCATGATGGGCATTCTGACGATATTCGAGAAGCATCTGGACGAGCTTAAAGATGGCTGGCTAAACGAGAAGACAGATTCTAGGCGATCTGTGCCTATATCGTCTGTGATTGGCAGTGATATGGTGTCTATCGCCACCGCCAGAAAACTTAGTCAGGCACTCGATAAAGCAAAGTCCAAGAAAATTATAGATGACAAAAACAAGCTCATAGAATTATTAGCAGGTGACTTTTTGAAACATGGCTCCGAGAATTGATTGGGATGCTCACCGCCTCCTCTTCGTTGAGGGCGAGCAGCAGCCAAACGGAAGGATTGACTTTCTCAACCTGAAGGAAGTATCTGAGCGATTCAATACAGATTACAGGTATGTGAGACGCATTGCTGCCGATCAGCATTGGCAGGAAGAGAAGGCAAAGTTTGTAGCCTCCATAGACGAAGCTCGCAGGCGCAACAAGATTGAGAAGCGCATGGAGCGGATAGATGAGTTCGAGGAAGACTGTGCTCAGATCTCAACCGCTGGATTGCGACATATCAAACTTCATTTCAATGCTCTGATGGAAGCTGCGAAGAGCGGCAAGACTGTCGATCATAGGCTGCTTGAGTCTCTGAGCCGTGCGGCAGAGCGATTTCAGAAGGTCGGATGCGTGGCTTTCGGGCTACCCAACGAGAACTTACATGAAGAAGGAAACGTGGAGCATAAAATAGACCTATCGAGGCTTCCCGATGATAAGCTCTTCCAGTTACGAGAAATTGCTAGACTTGCAGGAAATCAACCGGGAAATTCACAAACGTAGACCTTCTATCTGGGCTGAGGAGCTTCTCAAGATCACGCTAGATGATTGGCAAGTCCAATTCCTGGAAAGTCCGAAGAAGAGAAAGATTCTGAATATTCATAGGCAGGCGGGCAAATCTGCCATGTCTTCTATGAAGTGCCTGCATACGGCGATATTCAAACCAGGCAGCCTATCGCTCATTATTGCTCCATCTCTTCGGCAATCTCAGGAGAACTTCATCTCCATCAAGAAGGCAATTGATCTAATACCAAATCCTCCGGTTTTCGACACGTTCACGAAGCTGGGTCTATCGACCGCAGACGGCTCAAGGATACTGTGCCTGCCTGGTGGCAATGAAGGGACCACAATAAGAGGATTCGCAAAGCCGGATATCATCATCGAAGACGAGGCGAGCAGATGTAGTGATGATCTTCATCAGGCGATCCTTCCGATGATGACTGCGAACCCAGATTGTGAATTTATCATGGCCTCGACGCCGCATGGACCGCAGGGACATTTCTACCAGACTTGGATCTCCGACCTGCCTAACTGGCAGAAGATCAAACTCAAGGCATCAGATAATCCAAGGATAAGCAAAGAGTTTCTGGAAGAGCAAAAGCATGGCCCGAATGGGATGCGATATTACCTTCAAGAATTTGAATGTGCTTTTGTTAGTGTGGCGGATGCTAGAATGAAACGAGAGTGGCTAAAATATGAAGATCATCCTCCAGCGGGGCTCTGTCCGGGCAGTCTTTCACCGGGTCATCGTATCGCTATGGGCGTCGATTTGGCGATATCAGAAAAGGCGACTGCTGATTATACCGCTATCTGCGTTCTAGGACGAGATGTATCTGGCTGCCTTCATGTACTGGATGTTGAAAGAATCAGAGGGTCATTCCAACAGCAGATAGATCTCATCAAGCAGAAAGCAGCTAAGTGGCAGCCGTCCGTTGTCGGCATCGAGGATGTTCAATATCAACGGGTGATGGTGCAGCAGATCTCTGCCCAAACATCTCTCAATGTCCGAGGCATCCGGCCCGATAAGGATAAAGTAAGCCGATTCGCTCCTCTGGAAGGGCGGTACGAGCTGGGACAGATCTACCACGTCAGAGGGCTTGATCCCGCATTCGAGGCCGAGCTTTTGAGTTTCCCGATGGGCGCTCATGATGATCAAGTTGATGCAATGTCAATAGCATTCGAAGCACTAAATCACCAGGAACCGCCCAAAACCATGCTCACTTTCTCAACTACTCCAATGGCCCGATCCTATAACAAAATATTCTGAGGTCTCATGCAAATACATCGCAAAGTCGGCGGCAAACTTGAAGTCGAAGCCAAAACCAGCCAGATGATCGGGGCTCCCGTTGCCATCTCCGCCACGCCATACCGATATGTCGATCGCGAAATTACAGCAGAATTGATAGTCGACGCCTGGAAGATGCCTATCATTTTCTCCTCTCTTCAATTCCTCAGCCGGCTATGCTTCTCCGCACTGACACCTACATTCGCAAGTATCGACGGCCCAGAAGATGACACGAAGGCCGATCAGATAGCCCAGGCCACCAAACAATTCAAGCTGTTGGACCGTAATCTAGCTCAGATCGGCTGGCACAAGAGCTGCACTACCCTGGAATGCCTGAGGGCAGCCGGCCTGGGAATGTGGAGCTTCAGGCAAGCGTTCTTCGAGAAAGACCTGCAGAAGCTCGAAGGCAACCTATACGGCCCGCGCATCCAGTATTTGCAGGCACAGAGCTTCAGCACCATGCCATCTGCATTCTCCGATACCGCCCGGTACACTTCTGATGAGATCTTGAAAGGCGTTGTCTTCGATGTCCGGAATTCGGAGCTGCATCTCTGCCAGAAGGTCGACAGCAACAAAGAGCCCATTGAGATCCCGATCGACCAGGTAGTCCACATAGAAGACTTCGGCGTTCCGCCAAATACCTCAATGCTGCACTCGATAGCCTCTACGATCGAGTTCGCAAAGCAGGCCCGCAACGACTTCAGGCTTGCCATGAAAAGGGTCGGCACACCGAAAGAGGTGGCCGAGGTCGATGGTGATGTACTTGCCAAAATGAAGGAGAAGGGCATCGATATAACGGGCGGCTATCAAACGCTGGTGGATTACTGCAACAACATGGTAATCACACAGTCGAGCAACCAAGCCGAGGTTGCTCTCCCTGGTACGCATTTCAAGTATCCTAACATCCCCATTCCTCTGAACCCAATGGACGTTGAAAAGTTCATCGAGCAGTTGATCCTATCTCATTTCTTTGCTAAGAACATCACTGAGCAACTGGCCCAGGCGGTTAGCGTTTCATCCGCGCCTAGCAAAGCTCTCTTGGACTCAATCATCTCCGGGCACCAGGAAGTTTCACTAACAGCATTTACGGAGCTGTGGCAAGCTGATTTCCTGGATGCGAACGGCTACGACCTTGTGATTGAATTTGATCTGTCTTCGTGGACTCCGAAAGACAAGAAAGAGGATATGGAGCTGGAGAGGGCGAAGCATGAACGAAATCTGGAGAATTACAGATCACATGCCATCACTATCAACGAATACAGACAGATGGAAGGTCTGTCTGAACTAACTACCGATGAGATCAAGGCACTTGCAGGCGAGCACGCCCTGATTTTCGGCAGCAAGAACAACGTCATGAATCCAAGCAATATGACGGTGTAAGGCATGTCCAAAGAAGAGCAGCTCGCCAAAGATCTCCAGGAGATCGAGGACAGCGCCATAGAAAAGCTTAACAAAAAATACAAGGTGAGCGTCCGCAAGACTCTTTCTGAAACCGATTGGTCCGAAATCGAGCGTCTTCTGGAGGAGCAGCAGGACATAGACGACGCTATTTCATGGCAGGGATACGATCCTATGCCCGCGCTGGAGGCTGATGTATTCCCGGCGGCGTCGGCCCTCGTGGCGGACTATATCACCGATGTAGTATCAGCTGGCAGCTCTTTTAGTCTAAATCTCACAGACCCAAACGCCCTCAAGTGGCTCAAGGAGTGGGGCGCAGAGGAAGTCAAGTACATTTCCGACAGCCAGAAACAGGCAATCAAGGACATAGTTCTCCGTGGCTACCGGGATGGCATAACCTACAAGCAGCAGGCCCGAGAAATCAAGCAACTCATCGGCTTGGATCCTGGCCGGGCCGAAGCCGTTCAAAACATGCGTGATCGGCTGCTCGCTCGTGGAAAGATATCTGGTTCTGAAATAGATCGCCGGGCGGCTCGATATGCTGAGAAACTGCTGAACCAGCGATCCAGGACCATAGCCGTCCAGGAAGCGACAACCGCAGGCGCTCGGGCGTTCTATGAAACTACCGCCGATGCCGTCCGGCGCGGTATTCTCGATCCCAATGTTTACGAAGGCTATCGGATTGTGACCGGCGACGAGCGGCTTTGCGATATTTGCTCAGGGGTGGCCGGAGAAGCCAGGACACTGCCCGACGGGACTTATCCATCTTCTGGAGACGTTACACCAAAGCGGCATGTCATTTGTCGGTGCGTCGAGGGTGTCAGGAGAATCAATATGAAGAAATCTGAAATGCAAGAGCGATCCAACGAATACCTGGGCAAGTTCCTGGAGCTGGTCAAGCCCTGGATTCTGCCGGACAAGTGGGAAGAGTTCCACAAGGCAGCCAGGGGATTTGCAGGCGGCAAAGGCCGGGCAGCAAGAAGGTCAGAGTCCCAGGAATCTGAAGAGATGACGATCGAGGCTCTTCAGGTCGGTCCGGGCATTATTCGCCGGGAAACCCGCAACGGTATCAACTACATCGTTTCGCCCGTCCACCTGACGCACGAGAGCGTGGTAAATGGGATTCTCAAGCGGTGGGAGGAGATCTACGACCCTGAAGAAATCGATGGCGTCCATTCCTTCGAGGGATGTCTGATCACAAGAGGCCACCCGGTGTTCGGCATGGGGCCAGAGACGCCCGCCCTCGGCAAACTCAGGAACATAGAGTGCAATGTGCCTAAGAAGCGGGCCGATGCCGAAGCCTGGATGGTCGAGGAGCGGTTGACAGGCAAAGAGGTCAAGGCGCTGGAGTCCGGTGAACCGGTGGCCGGATCGCTTGCTTACAATTCTCGGAAAATCTACCTTCCCGCCCCCCAGATGTGGGATGATGGGACGCCTTATGATGCTGAAGTCAAGAGGCCGTTCCGGGCTAATCATTACGCGCTCCTGGACGAGAGCGATACGCCCGCATGTCCTACATGCGGTTTCAATGCGCTGCCTGAATCGCAGCATTCTGATTACCGTGAGACTAAGTTGGTTCTTGAAGATGGGTCGGTTAAGCGGCGAACGTGTGGGAAAAGCAAACAAGAGGATGATGATTCAATGCCAATAGACGCAGTAGAAATGAAGAAGCTCTTCAAGGAGAGTTTCGAGGAGTCCGTCGGCCCCCTGGCCAAGAGGATCGAGACTCTGGAGCAGAAGACAGAGGCCAAGCTTGCTGAAGATCCGACTATCAAGGCACTCATCGAAAACGTGGGCGCGCTCAAGGACAATCTGCCTGACATCAAGGCATTCCGGGAGCAGCAGGAGGCTGCCAAGCTCGCCACGCAGCGGGAGAGCTTCGCAAAGCAGCTCAACGCGGCCCATACCAAGGACGGCAAGCCCGAAGGAGAGGCCTTTGAGAAAGCCTGGTCCGAGGCTAACAAAGACTCGCTCGGCAGAGATCACTACCTGGGCGAGCATCCTGAGATCCGGGTGCTGCCGGGGAGAGAAAGCGGATTCGTAGGCCGGGCCACTGTCGGAACAGAATCGGATGACTTCGACATCGCAGCCGAGAGCAAGAAGCTCTATGGATACTGAGGTGATTCTAAATGGCAACTTTCACTATCAAGCCTCCTGCTGATGTCAGGACAAATGACACTGGCGTAGTCAAATCCAAGATTGCAGGCGGCAGAATTCCCTTCGGCGCCGCTGTCATTCGGGCGGGAGCGGGAACGGTAAAGGCAGGCATCCTAGAAGATGCAGGAAGTATGCTTGTGCAGGGTTTTGTCCTGGAAGATGAGGTGGAGCACACTTATCCTGGATTCTATGAGTCAGGCGAAATGGTCCCGATGGCCATAGGCGGCACAGTCAACGCCCTCATTTGCGACGTTGGTGGCGGCAATCTCGTGGCAGGAGATCTCCTGGAGCTGGCCGATATCACAAGTTCCACCAACACTGGCGAGCTTGGCGTCTTGTGCGAAGCAGGCGGCTCTAGCAACGCAGGCGAAACGAGAACCCCGAACGTTTGCGCCCGGCTCCTGGAAGATCTCACAATGGGCTCTGACACCTACAAGGCCCCCGCCTCAACCCCAACTGCTGGAGAGACTACTATCTCCATGATGGCGGGCGACATGGCACTCATGGGCCTGCATGTGGGCGATTGGATACTCATCAGGGATTCCGACAAAAACGGCCTCGCTGGCCAGATGAATAGGATAACGGCAATGTCGGACGATGGCAGCACTGCCACCATGACAGTCTTGATACCGATTACCGTCGCCGCCGCTGATTACATCCACGCCGTAAGGCAGGCCGAGGTAGCCATCATACTGTAGGGAGGTGAAAAAACAATGTCAGGAGAATACGCAGCTTCTATTCCAGCAAGCATCATCAAGCGCTTCGACAGGACCATCATCAACTACCGATCCAAAGAGCGGGATAAGGAGATCGCCCGCAACCTGTCAAACATCAGGACCATCGGCCCGGCTTTCCAGACCGATGTCGTCACCTACTGGGAGAAGACCGGCGGCAACGATGTCATCCGGGCATCCATCAAGGCCAAGGGGGCCGCCGCTGATACCGTGGGTGCAAAGGAAAATGAAGTATCCCACCAGATGTACAAGCTGACAGTGGGCTTCAATTTCAACACCAGGGATCTCGATCTCGACCCGGCTCAGTACACCCGAAAGGTGGAGATCTGCACCAGGGAAATCAGGAGGCTGGAGGACTATCTGTTCATCAACGGCAGCACCGGCCCAGCCCTCACCGGCATGGTAACTGCAGCTCGTGCCAACCCGAACGGCAAGATTGCCGCCTATGGCGCAAGCTCATCCAGTCCAAACAAGGACAGCATTGGCAACTGGGCGGGCACCGATAGCAAGCTCGATATATACACAGATATTCTCGATGCTTGCACCCGCATAGGCGACAACTTCGAGCCAATGTACTTGGTCGGCCAGAGAGCGACCATTGCGCCAATCCAGAAGCTCGACGATCTGAGAAACAAATATGCAGATCAAATCTTGGATCTTTTCGGCGCGGGCAGTACCGCTGATTTCGTCAGAACTTCGGCCTTTGTTCCAGCGGGTTATGCCTATGTGGTTGCAAAGGATGTGGAGTTTGCCGAGTTCGTCATCTCCACCGACCTCAGGACCAAGGCCTACGCAGAGCAGCCCGGTGAAGTTATCCCAGTGGAGCTGATCGAGTGGGTGAACCCGAACGAATTCCACACCAACGAGGGTGTAGTAGAGATCAACACTGCTTAAAAGTGTTGATTTCTTTATTTTTCGGAGGTAATTATGGCTACTAATCCTCATAGCATAGTGGACAAATCGGGCGCGTCTGGTGGATCAATCACCGGTATCAGCGACGGTGGGGTATTCGATCCCACGGAGTTCTCGGCGAAATCCACACCAGTGGCTGCTGATAAGGTGGTTATTCAGGACACAGATGATGGCAACTTGCCGAAGGTCGCCACACTGACCAATGTCCAGAAGATCCTCGGCGAGATCGCTGCCGGAGCAAACGCCACATCAGGCCTTTCAGAAACCGATGGTGTCCTGAAGGTCAACGTAGGCGGCACCACGGCGAACACCGATCCCGCGACCACCGATAAGCTCTTGATCGAGGTTGTAGGCGTCAACAAATCAGTAACAATCGCCAATGCCATTAAGGCCATAGGCGAAGCGATGATTAACGCTGCCACAGCCACAAGCGGCCTGGCCGAGACTGATGGCGTGGTCAAGATTGATATCGGAAACGTCACACCTACTACAGCACCCGCACCAGCGGATAAACTTCTGATAGAAGTAACTGGAGTAAACAAGTCAACCACTATCACCAATCTGGTAAAGGCTGTTGGCGAGGCGATGGTGAACGCCGCGACCGCTACATCTGGGATTTCTGAAGTAGATGGCGTGGTCAAAGTCGATATAGGGACTGTGACCGCTGTCACCTCGTCCGCTTCCACTGATAAGCTGATGATTGAGGTAACCGGCGTCAACAAGTCTATCACCATAGGCAACTTTGCAAAAGGTCTGGCTGAGACAATGGCAGGGGATGGCCTCAGCGGCAGCAGCGTAACTGGTGCGCTGGCTGTTGATCTGAATGAGCTATCCGGCGCTGGTGTGGATGTGGCCAACGACAGCATACCAATAGTAGATGCCACCGACAATTCCAGCAAGAAAGAACAGATATCAGATCTCATAGACGCTGTTGCACCTTCTGCCGCTGCAAATGGCCTAGTTGCATCTGCCGGGACTCTGACCGCCGCCATCATGCTTGCCCATCTGGTGACCGATGAGAAGTCAGCTCTCTTCGTTGAAACTGGGGAGTTCGATTTCTCAGGCTCCGCTTCTGCCGTAGATACCAAGAAAATTGATTCCATGGCCGCAAAAGGCGAGCTACTAGCTGCTTTCTTGGTGCTATCTCAAGCCGTAGACGGCGCGGCAACTACGGACATCAGCATAAGTTCGACCGCTTCAACCGCTAACAAGATGACCGGCGACCTGACCATTACCATCGTCAATGCTTTCCAGAACACGCCCGGCTGCGTGCTCGGGATGTGGCCTGTGGCGGGGGTCGACAGGATCGTAGAATCTGGTGGGGATGTGTACTTCTACGCAAGCGCAAGCGCAGGAAGGACGGCAGGGAAAGTAAACTACCTGTTGATCTTTAGGAAGACTGCGTAAGGTGGGATCCAATCCCACTTTCTGAGGTAGAAATGACCAAAGAAGACCTCGATAAGCGAATCAAGCACCTGGATGGGTGCATAGCGAAAGCATCTAAGGCATCCGTCCGGGCGCTACAGATCCACAGAGACGCATTGGCTAAGGTTTTGGAGAAGTACATTCCATATGAGCATGAGGGGCCTAAGATCCGGACCAAACGGGCGCATGTCGAAGTTGAGAAAACATGAGCCTCCAAACCCTTCTCGCTTCCTCCGCCCGCACCGCCAGTGACGTAGGCAGTGCTATCACTCTTCGCAGGAATTTGAAGGGCCTAATATTCCTTCTTGACCTGTCCGCCGCGTCATCTGTTGCAGGAGATCTGCTGGATGTATTCGTCCAGGACAGTATCGATAATTCTAACTGGTGTGATCGGGTAGCCTTCACGCAGTGCCTGGGAAATGGCGGGGTCAAGAAATACGAGGCCAGATTGAACTGCCTAGCCTCACCGGCTACGGCCATGCAGGCTCCGATAGATGGAACTTTGGCGGCTGGTAGCGTCCTCCATGGTCCGATAAGCCCCTATCTGCGGGCCAAGTTCGTCATCACCGATGGCGGAGGCAGTCATTCGTTCACATTCGGCCTGACCATGCAGGAGATAGTTTAGATGACGTATGCAGATAGCGATTCAAATCTCGATCAGGTAAGGGATTTGATCGGGGATGTGTCAGGAGATGAGGACACAGAATTTCTTTCGGACGATGAGGTAAACCGAGAGATAACCAGGGCAGGGAGTAACATCTTCCTGGCAGCTTCTCGCTGCGCTGGAAAAATCGCCGCCCGGTATGCTATCCATACAAATTTCAGCGTCGGGAAGAAATCTAAATCCAAGGATCAGATCTTTCAGCACTTCAAGCAGCTAGAGAAAGATCTGAAGGCCCAGGCGTCTGAGTCCAGTATGGGCAGTATTGCAGCACCCACAATCTCACAGATTCAGGATTCGATATCTACGAATTTCCCGCCGAGGCAACGCATTACAGACATTAAGCCGCAGCCGTTCGGAGATGATACGGTGGAGCTAGATGCCTAGATCTTTTCTGGAAGAGGGCTTTGCGGAAGACTTCGCCGAGGAGATGACCGACAGTGTCCTCATTCGGCCATGGCTCCGCAATACAGGCTACGCCGATGTGTATGGAGAAGGGGCGACATATGATTGTCATATCCAGTATGAGGTATTGCAGATTACGAAATCGGACGGTTCTCTGACAACTACCACTGCCCAGGTCTATCTCGCTGGAGATGTGGTAGTCACCACCAGAGACAAGATCACCTTTGGCGGGGTTTCTCCGAAAATCCTAAGAGTAAGCCCCGATCCCGATGGCTATGGCATTGTAATCTATACTTGAGGCGGTGGTCACAATTCGCGCGTCGGATCTCGATTGGAGGGCAATCACTAACGGCTGGCCTCGCGAGGATCTAGTCTATGTGCGGGCAATCTTCGATGAGAAGATAGCACAGACAGACATGGCCATTGTGCGGAGAAAGACTCTGATCCGGTCGGAGGAGTGAATGGCAAAGATCACTTGGAAGGGTGACGCCGTGGCCGCCAAAATCAATAAGGCGCTGCTCGATGGGGCTGAGGAATGGGCTCGTTCCGGGGTGCTGCCACTCGCAGATGAGAAATGCCCGACAGATAGCGGAACTATGAAGGGGACACATGCGGTGGCGCGGTCTGATAGTGAAGTGGTGATGGGGTATGGTGGCCCTGCCGCGCCGTACACTGTTCGGCAATACGAAGACATGACGCTACACCACCCATCGGGCGATGCCAAATGGCTAGAGAATGCAGCCAACGAAAAGATATCGGAGCTCCCCGGCATCCTGCAGAAGCGCGTGAAGTCTGTTCTATAATCTCTTTTTAAATAATAATGGCAAAAATTGATCCCTGTAAAATATGGTGGCTGATCTGAATGGTAGACCTGAAATGCGCTGGCTGTGGCGCGATAACCACGCTTCCGGCCATGCCAAAGAAATTCCTCTGCCGAAGCTGTGGCGCACCCAATACGCCGGTGCCTGCCGATTTTGGTACCTCTGATCAGGCGTGCGGGTGTGTCCTGCCGACCGGCTTCGAATGGAAGCTGCCCGCCGGGGTAATCGGTGAGGGTGAGAATCTGATGTATATCACGCCCGACAACAGCGAGACCCTGACACGGGTAGAATGGATCGAGGTCTATGGCTATGATCCGAAAGCCAAACTGGAAGAGATGAGGCGAAGGGGCAAGGAAGGCGTGCCAGGGCATGTGAACCTGAGCACTCTAGGACGGAAGCGATGAAGCTCCTCCTCTGCCTCACCCTGGCTGTCCTGGTGGGCCTTTCTCTCGCCCTCCCTTCCGATCTCATCCGGACAGCTCCCTTGCCCGGCCCTATCGCTCTCAGCGGCACCGTGGCCGATTCGGCCAAGGCCATCGATGCAACTAACCCGGAGCTGGTCAGGGGCGCGAGATGGGATATGCCTGGCATAGGATACTACGATTCTGAGAACGTGGTAATCGACCAAGACGCAGAGCAACCTGTCGGAGTTCCCTATAAGATTCTCAACTTCAGTGAGTCGGAGCCGGTGGCATTGAATAAAACGAGCGTGGGCGGGCTCGGAAATCTAGAAAATATGACAATTATCAATGAAACCATGGTGTGGTACTGATGAAGAAAATCAAGTTCGTAAAGGACTACAGCGTGCTCCTGGCTTCCCAGGAGACCAAGATCTACCATGAGGGTATGATCGTGAACTGCAGGAACGAAGAGAAGGCCCAGCAGATGATCGACAGGGGCTTCGCTGTGGAGGTGGAGTGAATGGCAGAATTCGCTATTGACGCTACTACCATATCATCCCTCATAGCCCTGATTATCTCCATTGGCGGGGCCGGAGTCCTGGCCATGCGGGGAAAAGCCGTTACTGCTGTTACCCGGATCGTCAAGATCCTCAACGGTGTCTCAGAGCTTTTGGTGGCAATCACATCTGCCCAGGCTGACGATAAAGTTACAGACGAGGAGCTGGCAACCATCAAGCAGAAAGCCACACTTCTGCAGGCCGAGATACGGGGCCTGAAGGTCGATCTGGGGCTTTAGGGAGCTGGCCATGCCAGATTCCCCAGAAGCAATGCTCGCCAGGATCGACGAGCGCACAAAAAACATGGAGAACGAGATATGCAAGAAATGCAAACAGATAGACGTACATGAAGAGCGCCTTGGCCGCCTTGAGCTACATGATTATGCTGAGATGGTGCTGGTGGGGGCCGTGGTGCTCGTCATGGGCTGGGCGATAGCAGCGGGATTCGTGAGAGCATGACGCTCCTCTCCGACATCGCCGCCGCCCTCATAGCAGGCGGATTCGCTACAGCCCTGGGCACGGATCTGTTCCCATGGCGCTTCCCTCCGGCACCGCTTTCTTGCATCGTCATTATTCCCATGAGCGGCAGGACGCCTCGGGAAGTCATGGGAGCTGATGGGGTGGACTTTCCGGGGGTGCAAATCCAGGTGCGGAGCACTATCGAGTTGGATGCATACAATGATGCCGAGGCTATCCGGCTGGCTCTGAATGGCAGCACGGCAGGGGCATACTCGATATTCACGACCAGGAGTTGCCCGTCTGATGTCACTTCGCCGGAAGATTTGGCGTCCACTGATGGCGCTTGCTATAGGTTTGCGGTAGATTTTGAGACGACTCTCGTAAGGTGACATTTTTGCTGGATCGAATAATTTGCGGTGACTCCTCCGAGGAGCTGCCCGCTCTACGAGAGGGTTCTGTCGATGCCATAGTCACAGATCCACCATATTTTCTTTTAAACGAGGCTGGCAAAGGATTCATGGGAAAGGAATGGGAAAGCTTAAATAGAAAGAAATCCATCGATATACTATGCAGATCGAAAGAGTTTGCCCATTTTGTGGAAAGAATTTTTACGTTGCTGAAAGTAGAGTCAAATTTGGAAGAGGCAAGTTCTGTTCAAGGGAATGCCAATACAAAGGACAATTCGAGTCTCACCTCATCGAGTGTAAATGCGCCGTGTGTGGAAAAGAAATCAAACGGTACCCCTCCCAACTCAAAAGCAAATATCAATTCTGTTCAGGGGATTGTTCTTACAAAGGGCGCTCTCTTGGATTTGTTGAAAGGACTGTCGCTGAACCATATAACTGTTATCGAAAGCCACCGCGAAAATGCGTTGTTTGCGGTGCCGATTTTGTTTATCGAAAATCTACTCAAAAAACATGCTCCGAGAAGTGTAAACATATCGATGCCAAAACGAGCGGACGGCTCCGAGGCGCGGGCAATCCTGCTTACATCGATGGAAGATCAAAGAATAAAAGAAGTTATCGAGGCGATGACTGGGAAGACATCAGAAAACTTGTCTATGCCAGAGACTATTACAGATGCCAAATCTGCAATAAACACTGCGGAAGGCATGAAATACAGGCTCATCACATCAGAAGATATAAAGAATCCTTTGATAACTCAATGGCTAATCTGGTTACTTTATGTAATCGATGCCACGTCGAGGTCGAGTACCACCGGGAAGACTTTGACCGATTTTTTGAACTCCGACTTAATTTACCAGTTTCACAAGCAATGGGCTGAAGCGGCTTTCCGGGTTTTAAAGCCCGGTGCTCACCTTTTGGCCTTTGGCGGAACACGCACATATCACACAATGGCAAGGGCGATAGAAGATGCGGGTTTTGAATGTCGTGATATGATCAATTGGGTCACGGGAAGCGGATTCCCAAAAAGTTTAGACATTTCAAAGGCATTGGACAAGATGGCCGGGGCGGAAAGAGAAGTGATAGGCATTAATCCCAATGCTATAGGTAGAACCAAAAATAAAACGGGTGGAAATTACGGAAACGATCATGAATCAGATAGATCATTAGTAGACGTTTTAACTGCTCCCTCCACCGATGCCGCCAAACAATGGGCCGGTTTCGGCTCAGCTCTCAAGCCCGCGCATGAACCAATCTGTCTGGTCAGGAAGCCCCTGGATGGCTGCACAATTGCAGAGAATGTCATAAGATGGGGCGTGGGCGGGCTGAATATCGATAGGTGCCGGATTCCCGGTGCATCCGGTGATGGTCATTGGGCAGGCGCTCCGAAAGTCAGTAAGAATGGCATTTATGGAAGCGATCTCAGAGAGAAGCCCGATTTTGGAAATGTGAATCCTAATAGTGCGGGGCGATTCCCTGCAAATCTTATCTTAAGTTTTGATGAGGGCACCCCTGGCTGCCCAAATCCTGGCAAAGAGGCGGTGATGAGACTTTTCCCTGAGACATGCAAGCACGCCGATAAAAGGCAGTTCAAAGTACAGAGATCTGCCAGAAATGATGGTACTGGCGCGATATATGGCAAAGACACAAACCTTGACCCTCAGCCGTGCTATTCCGATATAGGGAGCGCCGCCCGATTCTTCCAGCAATGCTCCATCACAGAAGATGATCTCAATTATGATGCCCTAATTTACTGTAGCAAGGCGAGCAGGAGCGAACGGGAGAAAGGATTGGATGGGATGCAAGAGGTCAGCAAAAAGGACAGAATGGGAGGATCTGCCGGGCATGGCAATCATAACCCGGTTTGTCAGACTTGCAAGAGATCAAAGTTTGATCGAGGCAATGGTATCTGTGATTGTGTTAATCCAGATTGGAAAGTATTAAATCAGCAAAATAAAAACAATCATCCCACGGTCAAGCCCCTTGCCCTCATGCGCTACCTTTGCCGTCTTATCACGCCGCCCAATGGCCTGATTCTTGATCCGTTCGCCGGATCTGGCACAACTTGCTTGGCAGCCAAGCAGGAAGGCTTCCATTTCTTAGGCATCGAGAAAGAGCCCGAATACGTAGAAATCGCAAATCGGCGGCTCGCTTCCATTCCTATCAGTCTAAAACAATTTTCGTGAGGCAATCCATGGCTAAACTCTTCGGCAAGCTCTACACCACTCCACTCTTGCAGAATGATTCAGTCCTATTTGATGATCCTCACGACTACGAGGACCTGCTGGACTGGCAGAACTCTGAGGAGCTGCCGGTGGGCAATGTCACCATCGAGAAGGGCGTCAACCTGGCAGAGACTACCCAGGTGGGCGACAGAGCAGAGACATACGCCGGCCTTCAGCTCAACGGATCGATATCCTTTGATGGCCTGTGGGACCCTGCCAAGCACGCTCACACGATGCTGGTCTCTCGGATCAGGGCAGGTGAGGCAGTAGAGGTGACGTTCCTACTATTCAATCCCAGGGGCACGGGTGCCGTGATGGGTATCTGGGGCACTTTTACGCAGGACAAATTCCAGCGGAAGGCCGGGAAAAAGGAGATGTTAGGCTTCTCCGCGAGCGGGAAGTTTACGGGCTACGAGACGATGTTGGTCCGTGGCAAAGACTGATTATTATTTTCTTATCACGATCACGGCCATTTGCGGGCCTTGATAGCAAATCGATTTGTTAGGAGTTGATCAATACGAGTAAGCTCAAAGGTATAAATTGTAAATTATATGATGGTGCAGATATATTACCAACAGAGAACTGGAGCCTCGACGAAGGCATGACCCTTGTCGACACCAGCGAGCAGGGCGACACAGGCGAGGAGTACACCGCCACTATCAGCAATGGCTCCGTGTCCTTCGATGGCTTTTATGATCCTGCCGTCGCATCATTGGCCGCACTCGCTACCAAGCTCCGGGCAGGCACGGCCATCAGCTTCACCGGCATATTCTCCGGCACAAAGGGCTCTGGCTCCGCTATCGGTGTCACTGGAAGCTTCACCCTGGAAAAGCTTACCAGGAAGACCGGCAAAAAGGATATGGTCACATTCTCCGCCTCCGGCAAGATCTCTGGCGCTGTCACTGATGCAACCAACCTGTAGGTGATGTGAATGGCAAAAAAG